TGTGATAATTACCTTGGTGTCTTTACCCGCAGAAATTACTGGATAGGTAGATGTGTAGAACTCATTTGCTCTTTCAACAAATGCGAACTCGTCTAGGAACAAGAGGTTGACCGACATACCACGGATAGAACTACCAGAGGTTGCCGCGGCAATGATTCGAGAGTTGTTACTAAATTCGATAGAACCCTTGTTGAGTGCCTTGGTTCCCGGTTGGAGAAAGAACGGAAGATTCTCTAGCATCAATGTGACTCGTGCCAACATCTCCCTAGCAGTCGCACCTTTGTTTGCCAACACAGCAATAGTTTTCTCACTATGGAAACAAGCATACCAGATTATGTAACCAACCGAACTGATTGATTTACCAGACTGTCTACATGCGAGTACGATAGAGAAACGATTGTTATTGAAGTGGTCGAACATTTTCTCTTGATATGGGTACAATCTAAATGGGACAAGTCCGTCATCTAGAGAGATTACCTTGAGATATTTTTTACAGAAGTGTACGGGGTCTTTAGAACACTTTATATATTCTTTGACTTCTTCTTCGGTAAATTGGTGCTGTACTCCGTCTCGTTTAACATTAATGTTTCCGAGGTAGGATTCATTCGTCTTCGGGTTCGACATCAATTACATTTTCCACTTGGGTTTCATTCTGTATAAGTCTCTGTAGGTCTGTTGTAGTTCCTACAAATAGATTGTTTGTTGTATTACCGAGTTGCTTGGGTTGGTCATCTTCCTTATTGATTTCCTTGTGTTTCTTATTCAAGTCCATCAGTTTGTCGGTGACATCTGCCATGTTCTTCATCATACCAGATAAGACTTCAAAGGCACGGGGGTGTTCACTCTCTCGTGCGACTTCGATCATCAAGTCCATACTCTCTCTACCCTTCTCAATTATATCATGGTAGGTATCACGAGAGGTAGTATAGTCATCTCTAATATTCTTATCGTTACTCTTATCACTCATTAAGCACTATCCAAGTCAATGGTAGAAAATCCATAGTCACTGTCTGCCGAGATTGAATTTGGGGTTGGAGTAATCTTCTGTGTTTTTACATAGAGATCACTATCAAGATTTCCTGCTTCCTGTAAGAAGTAGTTGTTACGAACATCACGAATGATGTTACCAGTCCCCTCGGGCCCATACAGTGCTATCTTCATTTCAAAGTCTAATGTATATATAATCGTTCTTCGTTGCTCAATAGCACCTTCGTAGTCATCCGAGAACTGAACCCCCGATAATGCGATAGGCACATCTTCGGTCAGACTAGGTATGTCTGCGAAAGGTTTGATTGTCGCAGTGTACTGTGGTGCAAAGTATGGAAGAATCTGTTCTACGATCTGTAGTGCGTCATCCTGTGACTTCGCATAGATATTCAACTGAAACGAGATTGTATATGGAGTAGATGTATAAATCTTTTGTTTTTTGGTTATATCATTACCTGCTTTGGCAATATTATTAACCTTGGGTAACTGTCGGGTTGGGTCATACTGCATGTTCGTAATCTCAAACGACATACGAGGCAACTTGATTGCTACTCTGCGTTCTGCGTCCTCACCCTTAGACATCTCATCTAGTCGAGATATAAAGTTTCTTTTGGGTGCGTAGGACAGAGGCACTTTGACCTGAGAGATAGTCTCCCCCGCATTATTGTGTCTGAGTACATGAAGGTTGTTGAACATCGAACCAAATACAGATACCGCAGTCCTTACTCGTTTATGATAAAACCATGTTCCAAACATTATAAGTCCCCAAACGGATTGGACTCTGAGAAGTCAAGGAAGTCTGCTTCAAAGTCATTAAAGATTTTATTCTGCGAATCCTGCTGAATCTCTTGTAGTTCCTGTACCAGTGTCGGTGTCGATACCCTACCAGACTCAGAACCAGTGACGAATTGTGTCGTGGTGAATGTATGGAACTTACCATCAGTTGCTCCTGCGTGAGCAATCTGTAGTATCTTGGTGTCAGGATTATATGCAGTGACCTCACCCTTCATTTGATAACCAGTACCAGACTGAGATACAACCTCACCGACCTTCCAAGCACTTCCATCGGTTCCTGCCGCACCAGTAAGTAGACCATCTGAATCCATAGTCAATGCGTACTGGTATGCTCCCTCAAACTCTACTTCATCAATCTCTGCGATGGCAGTATCAAAGTTCTCATCACTGTACTCGAACAACTCACAAGTCATTCTGAATGTGGGCAAGTTGCTCATCTGATAGAACGGAGTCTCGGTCTCTACCTTACGAATCTCAAATATAGAATCGGAAAGAGTCAGATAAATTAGGTCACCTTCCCTTGGTCGGAAATTATTCTCTGCGAGACGTTCACCAACCATACGTTTCCATCTTTTTCTGGAAACAACAAAGTTTGCTTGGTCTCGTAGTTCGATACCAAACTTAGTGAACAGGTCACCCTCACCGTCAAATGCTTCGGTGTTTTCGATATACATTTCTACCTTATAGGCAGAACCAAAGGTTGACGGAACATCATCAAGAAAGACTGAGTCCTTGTTGACGATTTCTCGTGGGAGGTAATATACATCCTGTCCATACATCTTGAGGGCTTCAATGATGATGTCCTCATAGATTGTCTGTTCAGAACGAACACCTTGTTTGAAGTACGGGTTCGTTGCCATTATGTTATCCTACAAAGAAGTCTGGTGGAGTGTCATACTCATTATATATTCTTTGTCTAATTGTCTCTATCTCTTGTTTGGCATCTTCGTAAATCTGTCTGCCATTCAACTGTACACCACCGGGAAGGGTCACACCCTCAAACTTAATAAGGTTAGCACCCCACTGCTCTTTGATCAAGGCAGTCGCATATTCTTTCAAAAACAAGTTATCATACAGTTTGCCATTGTTGTTTGCGTTGGAGGCAACATACATTTCGATCATCAGGTTGTCCCCAACCTTGAGGTCTCCACTCTCGAAATCACCCAATATCTGTAGAGTGTTTGACTCTCGTTTGAATTGAATCTGTGGATGTCCAGTGAGTTTCATGTCAATCAAACTCATATATTGTTGCATCATCTCATAGGATGCTATAGAAGAACCTATACCACTACCCATGCCCCACAAATCATTGAGTCGCATTTGATATTTGACATCCATGAAACTGGTGCTACCAGACGAAGTGTCGAATGGCAGAACTCTAAGAATACTAAGGATATCATCAGCATTAGGAAGTGCGGTTGTATCGAGATCAAAGTCAATTGATTTTCGTGTTACCATATCCTGAGTCACTTCGACAGGAAGGAACACTTTATAACTACCTTCTGCGGCATACTCGGTGAACAATTGTAACGCATCGTTCACACGATCTTCTATCTGCTCGTCATCCACATTTATTTCAATCACAGGATGACCCAGTCTACGCAGACAGTAATCTATGAAGTTGTCTCTACTATTTATTCTTGTATATGGCATACTATCTATTTATCCTTAGTTTAGCAGTGTACCTGAGTTGTTGTACACATTAATTCTGTAATGAGACCCGTGTTGTCCATCAAGTAAGTCAGCATCCAATCCACTTGAATCACCATCTACTGTCTTAATTGCAGTCAGTATTTCGGATGCAGTTTGATCGGCAGTTGCGTTTGCTTCAATACCATCAAGTTTCGTACCATCTGTCGCAACATCACGACCATCAATTGTACTATTTGTGGTCAATGCACCAGTGAGGTCTATTGTAGTACCATTCAATAGTGTGAACTGCGTATCGGTAAGTCTCGCAACCGAGGTCATTGTACCCGATTTTGCAAGTTGCCACTCAAATGTACCACGTTCTGCATTAGTAGTAGTATCACCGATTCTACCATAGAACTGACCATAAACTTGGTCACTGCCCCCTGCATTCTTACCCTTGAACTTAAATTGACCGAGATTATCACCAGTGGCAGGAGTGCCCGATATTCTCTTCAACTGCATGATCGGGCCCGATGCACTATTAGAATCAGTCTCAATAATGTTGAGCACTGCTTGCCCATCAACATTCCCTGTAATTGTCACTGTACCTGTAGTCTCAATATCACCTGTACCAGTGATGTTATTACTATTGAGGTCAAGGTTGCCACCCAACTGAGGTGTAGTGTCTGCAACAAGACTTGTGTTGATCGCAACTGAACCCGCACTATCTACGAAACCATTCGCATCAATTGTTAGTACAGGTATCGCAGTAGTAGACCCATATGTCCCTGCGGTTACTGTAGTTTGTGCATCACGGTTAACTTCACCAGTGAATGTACCACCCGCAAAGTTACCACTCGCATCTCGTGCGATAATTGCCGACCCAGTGTTTGCGGCAGTAGCAGTAGTCGCAGAGTTGTTTACCTTACCCGCAGTACTAATGGTTGCGAGTTTGGTATCCACGATTGCGGCATCAGACTTGATGTCTGCGTTAATGATTGTATCC